TACCTTATTTAAGCTTTACTGCGACTGCGACTGGATGGAGTGATGGAGATATAAATGGAACTACTTCCCCAGAAGAAAAAATTAATGCAAAAGAATATGCAGATATTGCTTATATAAATGATATACCATTTACTCCATAGTAAAAATCAAAAAAATTAAGTGATTATAAATATACCCGGCTCGGGAAGAGCAACAACCAATTATTAATTTAAAACCAAAACCAATGACGTTTTATTACACATCGACTAGAACGTGGAATAGTCAACCACAAGTTTCCGAGGAAACCAAAACGCTATGGGAACACATAGCAAATAAAGAAAATTGGAGAATAGTCCAATTACCAAACGGTTTTTATCAAACCGAATACCAAGCACTTGAAAAAGAAGATACTTGGCACGATGTAACTAGGCGCGAAACAATTGAAGGAGCTGAACAAGCTATTGATGCTTCAATTGATCATTATTCTAAAAAATTAGAATATATTAGCGGTCCTAAAATCGTGAAAACCTTTAAATAAATCAAATTAAATTAAATTAAATTATGTCAGACCTTATAGTCAAAAATCTTAGCTTTGGTGACGAGGCTAAAGATCAAGTATTTAAAGGGATAGAAAAACTCACTAAAGCTGTTAGCTCTACATTAGGAGCTAGCGGCAAGTGTGTTATTATAGAAGATGGTAGTGGTTATCCAGTCATTACAAAAGACGGTGTTACTGTTGCAGATTCTGTAGTATTAAGAAATCCCATAGAAAACATGGGCGCTACTTTATTAAAAGAAGCAGCTCGTAAAACAGTTAGAGAAGCTGGTGATGGTACAACCACAGCAACTTTATTAGCATATGCCATCTTAGATGAAGCTTATAAATTAGAAAATAAGTATTCTATTAGAGAAATAAAAGACGGTATTAATAATGCGGTAGATAAAGTAACTAAATATTTAAAAGATATTAGTATGCCTGTGAAAGAAAACATGATAGATCAAATTGCCACTATTTCTACTAACAATGATAAGAAATTAGGAAAATTAATAGCAGATGCTTTCCGATCAGTAGGAGAAACTGGAATAGTTATAATGGAACCTTCTAGTTTAGGAGTAACTGAAGTGGAAGAAGTTGAAGGAGTAGAATATGAAAAAGGATATGCTCACGCTAATTTAATTACAAATAAAGAAAAAAATACAGTAGAACTAGAAAATTCTCTAGTTTTAATTATGGAATCAAGAGTAGATTCTGTTAGACAAATTCAACCTGTATTAGAACATGTGATAAAGGGTAATAAATCTCTGTTAATTATTGGAGAAATAGAAACCCCTGTATTATCGGCTTTAGTAATGAATAAGATGAAAGGAAATATAAAAGTAAACGTTATAGATCCTCCAGCTTATGGATTAAGAAGAAGAGAAATACTAAATGATTTAGCTTTACTTACAAAGTCTACTATAATCAACGAAGATTTAGGTGATGATTTGAATTCTATTCAAGTTGATTACTTAGGTTCATGTAAAAAGGTATCTTCTGATAAAGACAAAACTGTAATTCAAGTAAATGAAATTGATGATGAAATTAAAGAAATTATAGAAACAATAAAAGAAGATCTAAAAAAGAAGAATAAAGCTCATATAACTATTGGTTTAGAAAAAAGGTTAGCTAGATTATCAGCTAAAGTTGCTGTAGTTAAAGTAGGAGCGAATTCAGATATTGAACTAAAAGAAAAACAAGATAGAGTTGAAGACGCTATCTGTGCTACGAAGGCCGCAATAAAAGAAGGTATAGTACCTGGTGGTGGAATTGCGTTGTTAAATGCTGCTGTTAATATTAAAGAAGCAAATGAAGCTGAAAAAATATTAACACGAGCTCTTGTGGCTCCATTTAAAACAATATTACAAAACGCTGGGTTAGATCCAGCTCTTCCCAAAAAAAATGGTGAAGGCGTGGATGTGGTTACAGGAAATATGGTAAATATGGTTAAATCAGGGATTATTGATCCTTTATTAGTCACTAAAAGTGCTCTTGTAAATGCGGCTTCTGTAGCAAGTACTATTTTATCTACTGATTGTGTAATTAATAATATTAGAATTGATGAAAGCACTAGGTAGAAATTTAATTATAGAAAAAATAGAAGAAGGTACCACTGAAACTAAAGGTGGATTATTATTAGCTGAAACTCATAGAGAAGATATAAGATATATTAAAGCTAAAATAATAGAGGTTGGAGATGAATTAAAAATATTAAAAAAAGAAGATATTGTATTTTATGATAAGCACGCTGGTCACAAAATAGAAGTAGAAAATAAATCATATCATGTAATTAAATCACATGATGTAGTTGTTGTTTTATGAAAAAGCTAGAAGCAAGAGACCTGAAAGAGATGAACTTGTTAAAACATTACCGTATAATACGCAAATGGGCTTCCAGAAACAACAGCTTAAAAGAAGCAGATCTAGAAATATTAATATATTTAGATTGTTTAGATTTATTTACTAAAAAAGATTTTGAGCAAGGCGTGTACTCTTACAGTTGGGACAATAGAAGATGGAGTAGATTGATAAAAAATGACTGGATAGTTGTATGGAGACATCGAAATAGAGTGACTCAAAAATATAATATCTATAAAGTTTCATTTAAATGTAAACAACTTATAAGTAGAATATATCGCATTATGTTAGGTAAAGAAGAAATACCAACAAGCGAAAGAAGAAACAATATAATAAAAGGAAATTCATATATGGACAAGGTATTAACCCAAGCTATATATAACGTAAACAAAGATAAATCTTAAAAAGTAAATTATGCACAATCAAAAATACGATCCAGCAATGGAAAGATTAAAACCTGGTAGTAAAGTTGGTATAGTAGGAGAATCTCATATATGGGATGGTCCTCTAGATCAAGACGGAAGACCTCACGGAATGGGATCTAGTTCAGGTATTACAGGTATGCAAATATTAAAAGCTCCTGTACCATTTAAAGGCTTAAACGCAGTTTTATGCGCGCAGGGTAATAGGTAATTATTAAAAAAATAAAAAATGAGTAAATATACAAAAGCAGTTAAAGTTATCCCTAGTGATACAATTAATATACCTCAACCTGGTATTTTAGATAGTGGAACTAGTACAGCAGGTGCTGGTGCTGGTGAAATAACAGACACGGGTGCAAAATGGACTAGTGCTGAAACAAATCCTCTAGGTTATAATATTAACGCTGGAGATGTTATATACAACATAACAGATACTAAAATAGTTCAAGTAAGTTATGTTGAAGATGATACAACTATTCAAATAAGTACTGATGATTTTCAAGGAGATACAGATGTCTATCAAATATACAAAGGTAATGTAGGTGGAGATAATGTTTATGACTTATTAGTAGGAGCAGCACCAGGTGGTGATGTAACTGTAGTAATAGTAGATGGTTCTGAAATTGTAATTCCTCAAGCAGCAATGGCTTTAGGGAGTGTAATAGAACTTGGTGTTATTAGAGTAAAAGCAAGCGCTGCAGCTACAGCGGCTAAATTTGTAGCATTACAATAAAATAAAAAAATTATGGCATATATACAAAATAATCCATTGGGACCTGCTAAAAAAGTAGGCTCTCGTAAAGATGACGATAAAAAAGGTGGTAGTAATGCTGGTAAGTATGATGCATCTGAAGGACCATTTTGTGGTCCATCTGGTGGTGCACCAAAAGGAACTTATCCAGTAGGAAGTTTAAAAAGAGCTAAATCAGCTATTAAATTAGCACACAACGCACCAAGACCATCTGGTATTAAATCTTGTGTGTATAGACATTTTCCACAACTTAAAAAAGGCGCTGCTAGATCAAAAGAAAAATTAGAGCAGGTTAAGAGCGATATGCAAACAAGTAAAGCTCATGAAACAATGGGTGTTAAAAAATATAATAAAAAAATCCAGCGTTTAAATACAAAAATCGCAAGAAAATAATAAAATTATGGAAACAAGAAAAGGACACACTGGTAGTTACTCTGGTAATCACCCTAGACACTCAAAACATCACATGGTGAATTCATGGGAAGAAGAAGATGTAAAAAGAGGTAGAAAAGAAATGGCAGAAGGTCATAAAGGACACGCTGAAGCATTATTTGATGATGCTCATGGAAGTTATAATTGGGATGGGCACAATTCTACTGGAGCTGAACATCATGGACCAGCTAAAACAGATCCAAAAAATGATTCTATGCGAAAATCCAAACCAAATAGAGCCCGAGGAGAAGAACTATCTGATGCTAAAAAATGTCCAAAAGGTCAAATCTTAGTTGACGGTAAATGTGTAACTCCAACTAAACCACCTAAAGTATAACAGTACGAGGACTGTATAAAACTCAAGTCAAACAAAACCAATAACAAAAACAAAAACAAAAACAAAATGGCAAAATTTATTAATTTCCATTGTGTTAATACTAACGCAGCACAACCTTTCGGTCCAAGCTACGATGTATTAATCAATGTTGAACAAATCGTAAAACTGGCAGCTACTGGTGCTACAGGGCAAAACGCTAAAACACTAGTTGTAAGTTTAAAAGAATCAGCTATTGGAACACCGAATTCTACTAATCCTAAAACGATTACTTTCGCTGTACATGCTGACCAAGTTGCAACTACTAATCCAACACTTGTGAGTGGTAGTGCAAACGTAATTTATGACGCGGTTGTAAGAGCTATGACAGCTAATCCAGGTGGAGTTAAATCTACCGTGAGTTTACCAAAAGATCAAGCTGCTACTCCAGTACAAATGTATTTTAGTGGAGCTACTTATGCTTAATCTATTAAGAAATAATTAACAATAAATCCCTGTTAGTTTTCTAGCAGGGTTTTAATAAAAAACAAATAAATGAAAAATAATAAAAAAGGACCAGCTGTAAAAGGAGCTGACTTGAATGTTCCAGCTGAAGATTATCAGTACATAGAAAATACTGAAGGTGCTGCAAAAATGGGTTATACTCAAAATTTTGGACCAGCTAGAAAAGGTGGTTACGCAAAAGGTGCTGCTAAAGTAAATTCGATTATGGGTAAAGGACCGGCACAAGATGGTGAAGGATCAATTTTATCTCCTGAAGATAGAGCTAGGTTATTAAACCTATCAAGATCAGGAGATACTGCATCTGAACGTAGGTTACATAGTGAAAGAGGAACGGCAGGAGTTGTTGATTCGTTGAAAATCGATCAAAAAAACCCTGCACTTGCAATTAAAAAGTATGGAAAAAATTTCACAGGACTACATAGTCAAATGAAAAATTTATCAAGTGAGACTATTGCAGGTCTTGATACTTATATTGCTAGTGGAAATGTAGGTAGTGATATGCAAACTATCATTGATACAGAAAAGGAAAAAAAGAAACCAGCTGTAAAGCTACAACCAAAATTCTAAATGAATTCTAATGGGTTGGGAGATAGCATAGCTAACTTTACAAAAAAAACAGGAATTAAGACCGTTGTTGATAAATTATCAAGCGGTCTTAATATACCCTGTGGGTGTGCCCAACGTCAAGCATGGTTTAACAATAAATTTCCTAATAGAAATGAAAAATAAATTAAGAAACCTTAGTGGCTTCAAGCAAGGTCCTGCGCAAAGTATGAGCGCAAGTAAGTATGACGCTTATAGTCATGAAGAACATAAAACAATGTTTCCTAATTTAAAATTTACTTATGGCGGAGCTTTTGGTAGTGTTAAAAGTGTTACAGAAAAAACTGATTGGGAAAAAGCTGGAAAACCTGTTCTTCCTGTAGATAATAGTTTTGAGAAATGGAGAAAAGAATATGATGATCAAAAAAAATTCCAGCATGAGACAGCGTTGCTACAAAATATTCAAGAAAATAATCTTGAAATAGGTTGGAATCAGCAAGATAGACAAGAATTTCTTGATCGATTAAGTTTTTTGAAAAGAGATCAAAATACTACAGCTGTGAGTCATATTAAACCGGCTGGTATTAATTTAAATGTAGGAGATAGTTCATTGCCTCCTGTACATATACAAAACACTCCTGTAGTAAAAAATGCTAAAGCAAAGAAATCGATTACGCCACCAGATGCTTTTTCAGAGAGATCTAGAAGAGAGCAAATATATAATAGACGAAAATGAGTTTTAAAATAAAACCCTTTTTTCCTTTACATCCTGTTTCAGTTTTTGAAAGAGATATGGGAGATGATAATGCATTAGCAAGAACTAATCGTAATGGTTCTATAATTATTGATGAAAATTTAGAGGGTCCTCAAAAAGAAATAACTCAATTACATGAAGAAACTCATGTACAACAATTTTTAGATGAAGCTAGAAACCCAGGAACTGGATTAGATTATAACGCTGAAGAAGGTTGGGTTATGTTTGAAGGAAAAAAATATCCATATAGTAAAATGGCGTCAGGAGATCCAACAGCAGCTTGGGAAATTCCTGCTTATAAAAATGAAAAAAAATATTATTCATAATGGGATTTTCTAAAAAAGGATTTTTAAAAAACAGCCCTGATGTGAATAAAAAACAAAACATAATTCAAGGTAATCAAATTACAATGAAGGGTGTTGATTTTAAAGTGTTAGGCACAGATGATAAAGGTTATACAAAAGTAATGTATCCTGGTTATGATTATATATTTCCAGGCGCTACGTACGTAATAGAAACTCCTATAAAAAATGGCTAAAAAGAAATTCAAAGACACGGCAGTTGGGCAACTATTATTTGGTGCCGCTTCCGTTATTAATCCTACATTAGGAAATATTTTACAAGGTGTTACATCACCAAAAGAAGCACTTGCGGAAATAACTAATTCTAGTGTAAGTCAAGAAGATAAAATAAAACTTCAACAAATAATCTACGATCAACAAAACAAAGAACTAGAGGCTATTACTTCAAGATGGCAAGCAGATTCTATGTCTGATTCTTGGATGTCGAAAAATGTACGTCCTTTAGTGTTAGTATGGTGTATAGTTATATTTTCAATGGCGGGTATTTTAGATAGCGTAGAAACAATACCGTTTCATATAAATGAATTATGGAATGACACTTTCGAGAAGGTAATGATGTCGGTCGTTTTAGCCTATTTCGGAGGACGCACGACTGAAAAGGCAACTAGTATCTTTAAAAAGTAAAAACAATTGAAAATAAGTGATTATATTTAAGAACTTAATAATAATTTAAATTAAATAAAAATGGAAAAAGAATCAAATAAAATTAAACCAGAACAATTAGAAAAAATATTAGACCAACAGCAAAAATTAAGTAACTTACTTAAAAATATTGGGGTTATGGAATCAAACAAAGCTCACGCTATTGAACAAGTAAAAGAACTTAATTCTGAAGTAGAAGTTTTTAAAGCTGAACTTGAAACTGAGTATGGTCCTATTAATATTGATTTAAAAGATGGATCTTATACAGAGGTAGAAAAGAAAGAAGAAGAGAAAGAAGAAGAGAAGTAAAATGACTAATGTTATAAGAAAAATTAGCATTGGTGCTGATTATAAAAATGATGCCATGCATTATTCTATTGGACAACAAGTTTATGGAGGGCATGAGATTTCTTATATTATTTTCAATGAAGCTGATAAATCTTATAATATTCATATAAAGAAAAACAATGAGGTATTACCTTGGAAGAAATTTAATTCTCAAATGGCAATATCTATTGAATATGATTTAGAATATTAATGAAAGCATTATATGATTTTATTATAAAACCTTTAGGAGATACTTATGATAATAAAATTAAAATCGATGGACTAGAGCTTATATTAAATACTAAAATTGAAAGTTTTAAATTTGTTAATAATTTAGCTATTGTAGTTGAAACTCCTTTAGAGATTAAAACCCCTATAAAAAAAGGTGATATTATCTTAATTCATCATAATGTGTTTAGAACATTTTATGATATAAAAGGAATAAAAAAGAAAAGTAGATCGTTTTTTAAAGATAATTTATATTTTTGTGCTTTAGATCAAGTGTATTTATATAAAAGAACTAACACATGGAAGTCTATTAACGAAAGGTGTTTTATTCAACCTTTAAAAAACACTAATAAACTTACCACAGAAAAAGAACAAAAGCTTATTGGAGTATTAAAAATAGGTAATAGTTCGTTAGAAGCGCTAGGAATACACGAGGGAGATACTGTTGGTTATACTCCATATGGAGAATATGATTTTATAGTAAATGAAAAGCGCTTATATTGTATGAAATCAAATGATATTGTTATAAAGTATGGAAACAAAAAAAACCAAGCTGAATATAATCCAAGCTGGTCAAGTAGCAGTTAAAGAGTTAATCAAAGTTGCTAAAGAACCTATTATAGACTTTGGACCAGATATTTCTGCAGATAGACTTAAAAACGCAGCTGCTACTAAAAAGCTAGCTATATTTGATGCTTTTGAAATTCTAACTAGAATTGAAGAAGAAAAAAATATATTAGAAGAAAAACCTAAAGTTGAAGAGAAAAAGAGTAATAAGTTTAGAGGTTTTGCAGAAGGGAGGTCTAAATAATGGATGATCAAGAATTATTAAAAATAGTACCTAATTATATAAAACCTAAGGTTCTTAAAAGAATGAATAGGTATAAAAAATGGGAGTATGGATATAATGAAGATCACGATATAATTATCATTAGTAAAACTGGTGAAATAGGGGAGATATATGAAATACAAAATTTAAAAATAGCTTTACCTAAATCTTCTAAAGAAATAGTAGAGTTTGAAAACAAAACTTGGCAACGTACTCAAATACCTAAAGTTTTAAGTAAAATAAAAACTATTTTTGATTGGGAACAATATCCGGATGATTTTAAAGAAAAATGGTATGATTATATTGACGAAGAGTTTAATAGAAGAGAACAAGGCTTTTGGTTTTATAATCAAGGTAAACCAACTTATTTAACAGGCACACATTATATGTACTTGCAATGGTCCAAAATTGATGTAGGACCACCAGATTTTAGAGAAGCCAATAGATTATTCTTCATATTCTGGGAAGCTTGCAAAGCAGACCCAAGATGCTATGGAATGTGCTACCTTAAAAACCGTAGATCTGGATTCTCTTTTATGGCCTCAGGAGAGGTTGTAAACTTAGCAACAATATCTAGTGATTCTAGATATGG